CGGCAACTGGTACCATGAAGAATGGCAGAGAGCCGTACACGGTGAGTCACAGTACGTTCCCCTGTTCTTCCCGTGGTTCATGCACCAGGAGTACAGTTTCCCGAACACTACTCTCAAACAGTATGACCTTCTCAAAGAGGAACGAGAGCTAGCCCAACAGTTCAAACTGTCTCTCGGTCAACTAGCGTGGCGTAGACACTCCATTATGAATGACTGCCTCGGTGACGAGGATCAGTTCAAACAAGAGTATCCCTGTACCCCCAACGAAGCGTTCCTGTCTACCGGTCGTAACGTGTTCCCGCTTAACCGGTTAGACGAGCATTCCGAGATTACCCCTGGTATCCGGGGAATGCTCATTAACGATAACGGTAAGATAAAGTTTGTTCGTGATGCCACGGGTCCGCTTACTATTTTCAAAGCACCAGGCCGTGACCCCATCTTCTCTAAGTACGTGGTGGCTGGCGACCCAACGAAAACAACCTACGGAGATAAAGCCTGTATACAAGTCATTAACCGATTCACCTTCGAGCAGGTCGCCGTATTCCACCAGCACCTTGACGCAGTACCGTTTGCCCATGAGCTAATGAAGCTCGGCTATTTCTATAACACGGCTCTCCTAAACTGTGAGATTGAGGGGCCAGGGTATGCTACCATTGGCGTCATACTGGATAATAGTTACCCGGACGTGTGGCAACACCGTTGGGCTGATAAGGCTCCTGGGAAGGTTAGTACATCTTGGGGATGGTCAACTAACTACCAGCGTAAGCATTGGGCAATGGAGAAAGTCAAGTTCCTATTAGCACGTAAGGATGGGCTCACAATACACGATAGGCTAACGCACGATCAGATGGAGAACTTTGTCTATCAGGCGTATGGTGAGATGGGACCGGCCAGTAGTGGGCTCAATGACGACGCAGTAATGGCATTGGCAATAGCGGTGGTCTCGACGCTCACTGAGGCCGATCTACCCTATGGTCAACCTAACGAACCCGAAGTCAACGACCTATTTGGTCGTCCACCGTGGGAAGCGGTTGCATAATCCGACGCTAGATGTTACTGTGGACTATGCCGGGTCCGAGTTCGTACATTCACTGACATGCGGGAATACCAATACCGTTGTCGTGCCTGTGGGCTTGTAAGTGTAACCAACTCCAATACGGAGACACCCTCCTGTCCCGTATGCGGTAATCCGGCCATGAACCGTCAGTTCATTTTCCAGGCACGTAACAGTATGCCGGATCATATGAACATTGCTACCGGTCAGTTCGTAGGAAACGATACACAACTACGTGACGCCCTGAAACGAATGGGCGACGAACAGTTCGAGAGAACCGGTATCGAGTCTAACTACGAACCGATGACCCGTGCCGAAATGGCAGACCCTACAGCGCACGGTGTAACCGAGGAAGGACGAGAATCACAGGAGCGAGTTTGGCATAACGCTAAGGTTGCCGATGCCCCTGTGCCCTGAGTGTGCTGCCATTGCAGATAAAGCGATACTCCAACTCCGTATCGCTAACAAAGGTGTCATAGAACGAGAGAACAATAAGTGGGCTCAGACGTACAACAAAGCCCACAAAGCTCATGCTGCCCCACCGAAGCGAGGTAGAAAGAAAGCAGCATGACAACAGTAACAGTACCGTACAATAAAGCCCCAGCCCCACCGGACCCGTACTATGAAGATTTCGAGCTAACCCAACGTCTGAATCAGATGTACGAGTTAGCCCGTACAGAAAAAAAGAAGTACCAGCAAACTTGGCGGCGTAACTACCTTCTCACAACCAACCGGCAGTTCTCCCTAGATACACAATCTCCGTGGACACCTAACGTTACGGACTCTGAGATATGGCCCATCCTGTCCTCACGGATAGCGTGGATGACCGACCAGAAGATTCTACCTAACGTTGCTCCTGCTGCCCTAGCGGGAGACCCCTACGCCCAGCACATTCAAACTCTGGCCGAGCATATGGAACAACTGTTCGAGACAGAAATGAAGAACCAGGGGTGGGACAAGCAGGTAACGTTAGCTCTATGGGATGCGGCACAGTTTGGATGCGGCATTCTCAAGTCTGTTTGGGATAGCGGTCTCGAAGAGGGTATGGGTAACATTGCCCTAAAGCGGGTAGACGTATGGAACTTCTACCCCGATCCTAACGCTACTGACATGGAAACCTGTACCTATATGTTCGAGGTCGAAAAGATGACCTTTGAACAAATGCAGCGGAGGTTCCCTAGTGCAGATATTGAGTCCGTCAAGTCGGCTTACCTTTACGGAGCTAAGAGCGACGACATTACTAGACCCTCTCAGTCCAGTAGCTCACAGTACCCAATGGCTATGCCCGGTAACCTTCCCGGCTCTACCGCAACAGTTTGGGGACTACCAGGCCAGTCCTCCCGTTCCACCGATCAAATCCTAGCCGAAGGTGTTAACGTTTACACAGCATGGGTCCTAGAGCCGTGGGAAGAGACACGTGAAACTACCGATCCGACTCATGGTGACGAAGAGCGAGTTGTATACGACGAATGGCGGTGCGTCGTCTATACAGGTAACGTTGTCCTCTTCGATGAACTTGCACGTGATCTTTACGAGTTCTCCCGACACCCCTACGTCAGGTATGTTGACGAAGAGATGGGTGAGTTTTGGCCGACACCGATTGTTCACCACCTTGCGCCCTGCCAAGTCGCAATCAACCGCCTATTGGCAAGTTACCAAGGAAACGTCGAGCTTGTCGGAAACCCGATATTCTTGGACGTTAAAGGGTCAGGGCTCGAACGTACCTCAATCAATAATAGACCTGGCGTTCGCCTAACGTTAGATCAGAAGATGGCGAATGCCCAAGGCCAGAAACCCATGTGGCTCGAACCGCCTAAAATGTCACAGGACGTACAGAGCCTCATACAGTTCTGGAAAGCCTGTATGGAAAACATTAGTGGTCTATCAGGTGTTCAGAAGGGCCAAGCGCCAAAGGACCGTCAGGCAGCCCAAACCCAACAAACGGCACAAGAGGCAGGGTTCGTACGGATTCGTCAGTCAGTCAGGAACCTAGAGCGCACGCTAGGAGAGGCTTACCGACTCTTAGCTCATATGATGGTACAGAACTATGACGTACCACGACAGGTCGCTATAGTAGGACCTAACGGTGAGAACAGCGCACTACTGTTGGCAAGTAAGCATTTCTACTCTCCCTCAATACACGGCACAGTAGAGCCATTCAAGTTCACACTACTTGTCTCTGCCGGGTCCGATAACCCGACCTCCCGCCAGGCCCGCATAGCCGAAGCCGACGCTCTCGCTGCCCTTGGAATGATCGACCGTCCTGCGGTACTCGAACAACACGCCTTCCCACACTGGCAGAGTATCGACAAGCGTATGACCGAAAAGGAAATGGCGATAGCCAAAGCACAAGCGGCAGGGGCGGCACACGGAGGTCATGCACAACCCCGTGGGCCTGGAACGGGACACGAACATTGAGAGCCAGGCCCGGCATATTCCGACTCCCTGACGAGTCGTGGATGCGGGATGCAGCCTGCAAGGGATACGACCCCCATATCTTTTTTCCACCTGACGGACATAACCTGCTACCCCGGCCAGCCATCGAAATATGTAACGTGTGTCCGGTCCAAATGAACTGTCTGGACTACGCCTTAACGTGGCGCATTGACGATGGCGTTTGGGGGGGCACTACCAGGAACGATAGACGGCGCATCCTTCGAGCCCGGAAATCTCGTCTGCGGCTTGCTAATCCTGTAGACCCCCCGGCAGACTCAGGGCATGGCTGAGTACACGGGTCCGGTCACTGATAACGAGGTAGACGTTATCGGCCAAAACGAGGGGCACAAGGTTCCAGACACCTTTGCTACCGGAGACCCAACGGACCCTCGCCACGGTAACGAAACCAAGTTCGGTACGGCCCATCCCAAGAGAGTTCATAACGATATTCACAAACGTTATGGACAGGACGAGGAAGAGGGGTACTCCTGCTAATGGCGGCTACAAGTCTCCC